CGTGAACTAGCTGAAAAGGCACTGAGTCACCAAAGCGGTGATGCACCTGTCGAATTACAAGAAGATGCACCACCTAAAAAGCGTGTAAAAAAAGCTAAGCCTGCAGATGGCGAATAAAAAAGCAACAGAAGATCAGTTCAACGAACTGCATAACCTTCTTACTAAAGAGTTTTTGACCCGCATCAAGTCGGGTGAAGCTACTACACAAGATTTAAAAGCAGCTTGTGACTGGCTTAAAACAAATGACATTAGCGGGGTAGCTATGGAAGGCAACGCTTTAGGCAAACTTGCAAGCATCATGCCTTCTATTGACCCTGAACTTGTACAGAGCAGACTTTATGGCAAAAAGCAGCACATCTAATTACTACAAACGGCATCCTGAAGCTGCTCAACGTAGGCGTGTTCAACAGCGTAAATACAACCAAACAAAAGAGGGTAAGAGAATTCGTGTTGCAGCTAACAAGCTAAACCGAAAACTTGGTACTTATGGCAATGGTGACGGCAAAGACGCCTCACATACAGGTCCAAACAAAGGAAAGTTAGAGAAAGCCTCTACTAACCGACGCAGACCTCGCATGAAAATTAAGTACGCATGACCCCTTTACTTCCAACTCCTGATCATTACCTTAACAACCTAATAACCATGACATCCTCTGAAGCAAAGCGCCTTTGGAGGCGCAGCATCAAAGAACATTTCGGCTGTACATGTGTTTATTGTGGAGAAACTTATGAATTACACGAACTTACTTTGGATCACGTTCATCCTCGCACCCTTGGCGGTGAGGATATTACAAGCAATCTCGTTTGTGCCTGCTCTAAATGTAATCAGGAAAAAGGAAGTACACATTGGCGCTCTTGGATGAGAGAGCGTTTTGGACAAAACCTTCTTAGAGAAGGGCTTATTCTTTCACATATTAATTAATAATGGCTAAAAAGTCAAAAGGTAGAAAGCGTACTGAATCAGTGCGGGCACGTCAGCAACGCCTACTTAAGCAACAACGTGCAATTGTTCGACAAGGTTCTAGTAAACCGACTTCACAACGTGTACAAAAGGTTAATGTACGTGTCGAACCACAAGGACAGCTCCCTGCTGGTCGACGAGGTGGTGCATTGACAACTAATACACGTACACGTCGTACCAATATTAATCGTACTCAGTCACGTACTGGTACACAACAAGCTTCACGGACTAATTCCACACGTACAGGCCAAAGACAGTTGCCTCCTGCTACTCGTGATACTCCCAGAGATTCGCGTAGAGATGGACGCACTCAATCTACTAGGCGAGATCAAGCAAGAGCTAAACTTAATAAGGCAGCCCAAGGTTCACGTTCCAGTACGGTACGTACACCGGTAGCTAGAGGTGGTTCGGTTACAAGAATCGGTTCTGGTGGTGCGTCTCTCGCTGGTGGTTTACTAAAAGGTGGTGCTGCAGGTCTAGTAGCTGGTGCTCTAACAGATCATCTAATTGCACCTGCTGTGAACTCAATTGCTTATGAATCTGCGGCTTACCTTCGCAGAATGCTTGGAATGGGTTCACCAACTAAAGATATGTATGGAAACCCTCTGCAAGAACCAGTTATTCCTGGTGTCAATGCCCCAGGTTCTGTACAAGGTCTTACTGGTCTTCCAGGTGGTAATCCAAACTTTGCTGGGCCTGGCGGCGATCCATCTGGATCAGGTCAAGGCCAAGCTCAACAGGTACAACGTGTTGGTTTGATGGGTGTTGACGGTAAACCATTTAACCCTAATAAATCATCCCAAGCTTCAACGCAACCTACTAAACCTACTGCTACCCAACAACCTACTGCTACCACTAGACAACCTGCACGTACTCAACGTGTACGTACACCACAAACTGGTGCAGGAAAGGCTAAGCCAACACAGTCAGAAAAAGATTCAAACCTGTCTAAGTGGGCTAAGTCTAATCGTAAAATGATTGAAAAAGTAGGTACTAAAACCCAAAAGGCTTTGCTTAAAAAAGCACTTGGTCAATCCTCTCAATCTAAATCTAAATCCTCATATACACCAGCTTCTGGTAATGGTGCTCCTGGTGCTATGGGAGCTGCACAACGTCAGTTAGATCGTCAAAAACCTAAAAAAGGTGCTGCTTTAGCAATTGGTGGATACGCATAATATATGGATAACGTCGTAGAGGCGTTACAAGGAGACTTCAAGCTGTTTCTCCAGGCCCTCTGGGGGCAGCTTGACCTTCCTTCGCCTACCCGTGCTCAATACGCTATTGCAGACTACTTACAGCACGGCCCTAAGCGTTTACAGATACAAGCATTCCGTGGTGTAGGTAAATCTTGGATTACTGGTGCTTTCGTTCTGTGGACACTATTTAAAGACCCAGAAAAGAAGATCATGATTATCTCTGCGTCTAAAGAACGTGCAGATAACATGTCAATCTTCTTACAAAAACTAATCATTGAGACGCCTTGGCTCTCTCACTTACAACCTAAATCAGATGATAGTCGCTGGAGTCGTATTAGCTTTGATGTTAATTGTAGTCCTCACCAGGCCCCCTCAGTCAAATCAGTAGGTATCACTGGTCAGCTGACGGGTAGTCGTGCAGACCTGATGATCCTTGATGACGTGGAGGTTCCTGGTAACTCAATGACGGAACTTATGAGAGAGAAATTGCTTCAACTCTGTACAGAAGCTGAGTCAATTCTTACTCCTAAAAATGACAGTCGCATCATGTACCTTGGTACACCACAGACTGTCTTTACCGTCTACAGAAAACTAGCAGAACGTAACTACAGACCATTTGTTTGGCCTGCACGTTACCCACGTAAATTAACTAACTACGAAGGTCTCATAGCACCTCAACTTCAAGAAGATGTTGATATGGGTGCTGAACCTTGGCAAGTAACTGACCCAGATAGATTTAATGAAGATGACCTTATCGAGCGTGAAGCGGCTATGGGCCGATCTAACTTCATGCTCCAATTTATGCTTGACACGTCCCTTAGTGACGCTGAAAAGTTCCCCCTTAAAATGGCAGATCTTGTTGTCACCTCTGTTAATCCAACTTCCGCTCCTGACTCTGTCGTCTGGTGCTCTGACCCAAGAAATGTCATCAAGGAATTACCGACTGTCGGACTACCTGGGGATTATTTCTACAGTCCAATGCAGCTACAAGGAGAATGGAATCCCTACCAAGAAAGCATCTGCTCAGTTGATCCGTCGGGTCGTGGTACAGATGAAACAGCAGCAGCTTATATCTCGCAACGCAACGGTTTCTTGTACTTGCACGAAATGCGTGCTTACAGAGATGGGTACAGTGATACAACGCTTCTCGATATCCTCAAGGGGTGTCGCAAGTATAATGTTACCAAATTAGTTATAGAAACTAACTTCGGTGATGGTATCGTCGCTGAACTATTTAAAAAACACCTAGTACAAACTAAACAATCAGTAGATGTTGAAGAAGTCCGCGCTAACGTCAGAAAAGAAGACCGTATTATCGACGCTCTGGAACCCGTTCTCAACCAGCATCGTCTTGTTGTGGATCGCTCTGTTATTGATTGGGATTACACCTCAAACAAAGACGCTCCCCCAGAATTGCGTATCCTCTACATGCTCTTCTATCAGATGAGCCGCATGTGCCGTGAAAAAGGCGCAGTTAAACACGATGACAGGCTTGACTGTTTAGCTCAAGGTGTTAAATATTTTACAGATGCTATGTCAATCTCTGCCCTTGATGTCATCCGTGAACGTAAAGCTCAAGAGTTTACTCAACTACTAATTGACACAATTGAGTACCCTCAAGAGTCTGCTAATCACCTCGTCTTAGGTATGAATTCTGACCAAAGAGCTGCCTCTAGAGCTAATACTAAAAACATAGTCCCTAACTGGGTTTAATGCGGTAGGCACCTATTACAGGGAGGAGAGAGGGTGGACTCGACTTTCTGTGACTGGGGAGGATGACAAATCTTCCCCTTTTATAAAATTGACACTTAATAGGTTTGATCAACAAACGAACGAACAAACGAACGTAGTGAGTGACGTGAGTGAAGTGAGTGTCATAAGTAGTTATCATTAATTATCATGAAAAGAATACCCTTTCACCTTAACGATAAAGATTTTAAAGTTGAATACCATAAAACTAGAGAAGGTCCTAATGGATTTATGTGTTACTACAAGAATGCAGCGACATACCGTTTAGACCCTTTAGATGCTTGGCGTACTTTAGGGGTGGCTAAGTTCACAGATACAGGTAAGGCACTTAAACAATGGTGTCTTGATATGGATGAACAACACAGAGGGTATGGTCTTCCTGATGAATTGAAAGAAGATAAGTTCTTTGATGTTCCAGAACCAAACGATAATACAAAGATGGTGATGTAATGCTTACCATATGGAATCATGTCTCTGCTTTTGCTTCTGTTATTCTGTTTAATTGTTTTACACCTGTTAATTGGTCATATTGTGTGGAGGTAGATAAATGGTTTCCTCCTTATGTTGAGGATGTTAAGCAGGTTTGGTGTCAAAAACCGTATGAAGTAGAACAAATGTACCTCAATGAATTTTGACATAATTTTCTGAGAGCATTTCATCTAGAGCGCAGGACCCAGGACCCCCATAGCCCCTTCCAAACTGTCAAATAGCGGGCAAAAACGCACTCTAGATACACAATCTAGCCCGCCACACTGGGTTCTAGAGAATATTTTGTGCCCTGGCTAGTACAAATGTGCTGGTTTCTGTATATTATTTTCTCGCGATCTGTGGCGATTCCCAAAAGCTAGTGATACCAAGGCATCTCACGATCATGTGACATATGTACACCTATCCTGTAAACTGTTGCGGTTGTACAGTCGTTCCGCTTGGGTAGTATGTGCCCAGCAACCAGCCCAGATAGCTGCTCTGCTAGTCAGGTCTTACCTGATACGGTGCCACACCTAACAGTGTGGAATTGGCCGGTTTAACCTTTGCACTACCTTAGCCACTACCTGAACGGAGGAGCTATGAACACGAACCAAAAGCACATCCAAGCCGTGCTCGATCTCTCATCCGCTTCTGATGTGGCTGAGGGTCGTGCCTGGTATTACACAGCAAGATCAGCAGCAATCGAGTTGTCTGACCGTTATTCAATCGATGTCACCACTGCATGTGGTGTCATTGCTGCACTCAGTCCTCGCAACAAATGGACACGTAATCTTATCGACGCGGAGAACTTGATCAATGTCTATGTCACAGCTGGCGCTGATGCATGTTCAGAAGTCAAGGTCTGTACGTTCGGTAAAAACAAAGCAAAGGCTATTAGCATTCTTGCTAGCAATCCTGTGCTTGATGTGGTCGAATCTATTCTTTCTGGCCCTAAGCTGAAAGAGTTTTTCCGCTGCATCATCGGTCAAGATGATGTTTGCATTGACGGTCACGCCTATTCCATATGGTTTGGTGATCGCATCACACTCAACAAAGTGCCTTCTATTGGAGTCAAGTTACGGCGCACCATTAAACAAGATTACTTAGCCGTGGCTGAAGCTAACAATCTGACAGGCTATGAAGTCCAAGCAATTACTTGGGTATGTCATAGACGAATCCATTCTGTTACTTAATCTCTCCACTACCACAGTCTTTCCATCATTACAGTCATGACAGCATCCACCATCAGCAACAACATCACCGACTACAACATGCTCAGGAATGGTTTAATTAACCTTGCTGGGTATAAGTATCAGCAACTGTTTGGTCTTAAAATGTACGAACTTGAGGACTTGTTTTACTTCAATGATCCAGTTGTACGCTACAAAGTAACAGGCAGGAAGCGCGATTGGCTAGCCATTCAGTTCGACAGGTTTGTTGACTTCTTTGACCTTAAGGAGGGTTAATTAATGAGGGCTTCGGCCCTCTTTTTTTTGTTATTCACAATCATCCCAAGGACC